CAATGGTGCTTCACAACCTGGATTATCTATTTCTCAAGTTTCTGATCCAAGAGATTCTGTTCTAATAAACGAGGTTGAAGGATGGTTTAAAATAACAGGAACTATACAGGTAATACTAACGGATTCTGCGACTTTCAATATAGAAGTTAATAGTGCAAACATTCGGACGATAACGGTACCAGCAGTAGCCGGGGATATAAGCACATATACTCTTTCGGCTCTTTATTATTCGGATGGTGCAGCAGGTTATAAAATCAGACTTACAGGTCAAGCCGACGGGTTAGGAGTTAACGTATACGGAGTCAACACATCTCTGGAGGTTGAGTACATGGGTGATAACACAGCGTTATAATGACGAAACAAGAGAGATTAGAATTCTTCCAGCAGTTAAGATTAAAACTTGATGAGATCGATGATCTTATGGATTCCTATGGCGGTAAAGAAGAGTTCCTATCTATGTATTGTTTTGGCGCATTTATGCCTGGAGACGAAGATTTTGATACCAATGATAGGTATGAGTTTATGTGCGGTATGCATATGTCCGCAATAGAGGAATATGAATTAATGACAGATACAGTAGAAGATACTTTCACTAATTATTTACAAGATGAAAGTGACAGAGGAGATTCCTCTTCAATTGACTACTGGTTAAATTAAATGAAATGGAACTTATTAGAAAAATCATTATCGGGCAAAACCCGAAAGATGCCATGGCTTACTATGTGGGCCAGAAGGCAGGAGAGTCAGTAATCGATTCTATCGTATTAGACGACAGATGTTTTGTAAAACACGGAATTCGTCGCTATCTTGTATACATCTATAATAAAGAACAGGGCATAATGCTTTGGAAAACAGTAGATGATATGCCAGTATTAATTGAACATGATTGTGACTTCGAATGATTGTAATTGATAATTTTATAAAAGATCGGGATCTGTTGATGGATCTTGAACTTAACAAGGAATACCTATTTAGTGACAACGGATCTTACTACTGGTGGGACGGATGGTGGAACTCACCAGACGATACATTAAAGAAAAGACTAATCTGTTATATATGGAGAGACTATCCTCCGTATGGATCGGTGTCTTTAGATGGGTTTGAGTACTGGACCGGACAATACGGTGAAGGTAAAGGGGTTTCTAACCTAAACATGCACTTAGATAAAGATGAAGCCCTTTGGAAATCAGAAGGTGTAGTAAAGGCTCCTATCATAGGTACAGTGTTCTATCCTGTTGAAATGGATATAGAGGGAGGATACCTTGAGATATTCTCCAATGGTCCTGACAATGAGCCTGAAAGAATCCAAGCAAAGCACAATAGGTTAATCATATTTGATGCAGGTAACACTCATCACAGAGTTACAACTGTAACCAAAGGAACAAGATCTGCTATTGCAATAAACCTTTGGGATGAAGCGCCAACAACAGAATTAAAGTTTGAGGCTCCAGAACCAATATGAGACCTTTAAAACATTTTCTTGTAAGAGTTCCTAATGTAACACAAGACACTGTAACTCTTAACGGAGAGGAGATATATATTGACACCAAGTGGGATGAGTTTAAGCATCGTACCATGGAAGGAGAGGTTGTTGGTGTTCCAGAAAAATATGACACAGGGGTAGAGATCGGAGACACAATGTACTTTCATCATCATGTAATATTGGGCGGTAATCATTTGGTTCTTCAGGATGGTGCTGATCAATTAGAAGAGAGTGCGAAAAGGGGCCAGTGGCTTGATCCAAACAACGATGTATATATAGTCTACTACGACGGAGGCTATGACCCTCTGTCTTGTCAAGCGTATGCACACAAGAGTAAAAAAACTGGTGAGGTTAAGTTACTGGGGGAATGGATATTTCTTATACCAGCAGAAGAAGAGCAAGAATTAAAAAGTGACACACTGCATCTATTAGAAGAGAAACATGAGTATAACCAATATGGATATATCAAGTATGGTTCTGATAGATTAGAAGAAACTGGATTGGTACCCGGCGATAAAGTTATTATTCGAAAGAATTCTGACTATCGAATGGAGGTTGATGGTGAAACAATGTTTAGGGTATACTTAAAACACATACATGGCAAAGTCATCGAAGCAGAAGCATAACATAGTAACAGCGCAAAGATTAGTTGCAGCGATGGATATTGCAATTGACAACATGATTGCTGAAATACAAAAGCCTGTAGATCAAGAACTTAGCGGATCTCAAAGAAAGGCTGAACTTCAGTCAATTAAAATTACCGCTGTTGACGCTAAAGAACTTATTGTTGAAAGAGAAAGACTTGAACAACTCATTAAGACACTTAAAGAAAGTGGACAGATTAAAGAAGAACAAGACTATTCAGGAGGATTCGCAGAAAAATTCTCAAAGTAATCAAGTCTTCATCTACTGGGATTATTAAACAATGGCGGGACTTGTAGAAATAGAAGATGAGATTGTAATAAATATCTGCCCTGACAAAACCGAAGGCAACGTCAGGTTATACTTTGACTTACCCATACAGTTCCCTAAGCAACCAGCCAAGAAAGATATACTTTTTAATAATTTAAAAAAGGAAGATCAAAGATGGGTGAGAGAGGGGCTTCCTGATGATCTTAAAAAGATCCGGTCGATGGAAGAGTGGCTGGGAATGCCAGAGTCATTTAGAAAAAAGTTCACGCCCTATATAAGTCAAGAATTTAAAAGACGTAGAGATGGAGTATGGTTTTACAACAACGGGGTACCTACCTATATCACAGGTAACCACTACTTCTTCTTACAGTGGTGTAAGATCGATATTGGATACCCATCGTTCCTTGACTTTCAAAGGAAACTATTCATACATCTTGAGGCATGCATAAAGGATCCAAGATGTGTTGGACAGATCTACGTGAAGTGTCGTCGTTCTGGATACACAAATATGTCTGCGTCTATACTTGTTAATGAGGGCACTCAGGTAAAAGAAAAACTATTGGGCATCATGTCGAAGACAGGAACAGATGCACAAGAAAATATATTTATGAAGAAGGTGGTGCCTATGTATAAGTCACTGCCTTTTTTCTTTAAGCCTATACAAGACGGTACTACCAACCCCCGTATGGAACTCGCATTTCGTGAGCCTTCAAAAAGAATCACGAAGAAAAATAAGACTGCTTCTTCTGGTGAGGCACTCAATACAATTGTAAACTGGAAGAATACTACGACCAATGCATATGATGGGGAGAAACTACATATGTTATATCTGGATGAAGCAGGTAAGTGGGAAAAGGGGAACGACATAAGAGAGGCTTGGAGGATACAGCGTACTTGTTTATTAGTTGGACGTAGAATCGTAGGAAAGGCTCTTGTTGGTAGCACTGTCAATCCACTGGATAGAGGTGGTAAACAGTTTAGGGATTTGTATGGTGCAAGCGATCCAAGAGAAAGAAACGACAACGGTCGAACACGCAGTGGACTGTACTCTGTCTTTATACCGTCTTACGATGCACTTGAGGGCTTCTTTGATAAGTATGGGATGCCAGTGGTCGAAGACCCAGAGAAAACGGTTTATACGGAGTTTGATGAGCCTATATCTATAGGAGCAAAGACTTACTTAAAGAATGAGCGTAAAGCATTGGTAAACGATTCTTATGAACTTAATGAGGTAATACGCCAGTTCCCGTTCACTGAAGCAGAGGCATTTAGAGACAGCGCTAAAGCATCTCTGTTCAACGTACAAAAGATTTACGAACAGATAGAATACAATGATGATCTATATCCTTCTCCAGTTGTAGTAGGAAACTTTGTTTGGTCAGGAGGTAAGCAGGACACAGAAGTTATGTTTAAGCCTGATCCAAACGGAAGATGGCGTGTAGCATGGATGCCCCCTTCTGATTTGAGAAACAAACCAAAACCTGAAAATGCCTGGATAGGTTGTGCTGGCGTGGATAGTTATGATATTGATGCAACAGTAGACGGAAGAGGATCAAAGGGCGCATGTCATTTCTACAACAAATTCAACATGGGTCACCCATCAAATATGTTTGTCGCTGAATACGCATCACGACCACCTCTTGCTAAAATATTTTACGAGGATGTTTTGATGGCTGCTAAGTTTTACGGTTACCCTGTGTTAATTGAAAACAATAAGTACGGTATCGCAAGGTACTTTGAGACAAGGGGTTACGACCACTTCTTAATGGAAAGACCAGAACACTTAGGCTCTAAATTCCAAAGCACCAAAACTAAAACAAAGGGTATACCATCGAATTCAAAAGATGTCATACAGGCTCATGCTCAAGCGATAGAAGCATACATCCACGATCACGTTGGACTCAATGAAGATACGCTTGCGTTTGGGAAAATGTATTTTGAAAGAACCCTTGAAGACTGGGTTAATTTTAAAATAGATGACAGAACTAAGTATGACCTTTCTATATCAAGTGGATTGGCATTGCTTGCTGCTCAAGGACATAAGCCTGTTCAAGTTAAAACTGATTTCGAAAAGAAGCAATTCTTCAGAAAGGGTCAGATAATTATACGAAAATAATAAGAAGTATATTTGCATAAGTAGCAATCTCAAGTATGGATAACCAATATAAATCAGGACAGTCTTCCTTTCCAGACGCTTTAGCAGGCACAGAGGAAAAGATGTCTATGCCCTATGGTCTGCAATATGCCAAGGCCATGTTCGCTCAATGGGTTGGGAGTGACTATCAAAATTCATTGTACGGTAGAAGAAATACAGAAATGGAACGCTGTAGAGACTATGCCCAGGGAACTCAAGACACGTCTATATACAGACAGATTCTAAATTCTCTTGACCCTAACAATGGAGACGGAACACTACTAACTCTTGATTACACGCCTGTTCCGATTGTACCAAAGTTTGTAAAGATTGTTGTAAACAAGATATTATCTAAAGAACCGTATCCACAGATACAGGCAATAGATCCTCTTTCCAGATCAGAAAAAGATAAAAAGAAAGCCTCTACTATTTTACGTATCGAAAACCGTAACATAATAGAAGAAGCCAAAGCACTTGGTTTAAATGTTTCAATAGATCCAAACGAACTACCGGAAACACCAGAGGAAACAGAAATATTTCTTGATACAAATATTAAAACAGACGCTGAGATATCTGCACAGATTGCTACTGAACTGACTCTCAAGTGGAATAATTTTAATGAATCTATATATCGCCGTTGTGTTGAAGACTTGGCCACTCTTGGTATGGCTGTGGCTAAACGTACTAATGATCCTAACTATGGCATCAAAGAAGAGTATGTTGATCCAAAACGATTTGTACATAATTATACTGATGATCCGAACTTTGGTGACCTGACATATGCTGGACATTTCAAGTTCATAACCATAATGGAACTCAAGCGTATTGCTGGTGATCAGTTTACTGAAGCACAATACGAACAGATTGCAAAGACAGTAATGAACAAGTACGGAAACAATCCGACTCAATTTAGTTCTGCTGGCTATACATATGATCGTCCAGGTACACGTTACCGTCAGGGATACGATGAGTACAAGGTTGAAGTTATGGACTTTGAGTTCATGTCTGTCGACAACATTATATACGAGAAGAAAGAATCTGCTTATGGAAACATAGGCTTTTATTACAAAGGGACAGAGTACAATGCTCCTCAGCAATCTGTATACGATCGAGAAGCACTGTACATGAGTAACGCTACGGTATACGGAGGTACTTACATTGTGGGTACAGAGTTAATGTTTGACTACGGCCCTAAGAAAAACATACCGAAGAACGTACATGATATTTCCCGTGCTACATTATCATACAGCGCCATTGCAACAAACATTAGAGGAATGATTCCGAAGTCAATGGTTTCCTCTGTTATTGGGTTTGCTGATATGTTACAAATCACACACCTCAAGATTCAACAATCTATTGCTAAGGCAAAGCCTGATGGCTTGATCATAGATATTGAGGGATTAGAGAATGTACAACTTGGTAGAGGCGGAGAACTTCAGCCGTTAGAGATTCAAGACATATACGAACAAACTGGTATCTTCTATTACAGAAGTAAAAATCCAGAAGGTGGTTTCCAAAACCCACCGGTTCGAGAAATAGGGAATGCTATCAGAAACATCACAGAATTGGTTGCGATATACAATCACTATCTAAGGATGATTAGAGATGCCACAGGGATCAATGAGGTCATGGATGGAACATCACCTAAAGGAGATGCTCTTGTAGGCGTTAGACAGCAGCAAATAGCCGCAGGTAACAATGCTATATATGATATTACTAACGCTGCTATGGTTCTTTACAAAAAGGTTTGTGAAGACGTTGTGAAATGTTTACAGATTATACCACCAAAAAGTATTCTTTATAAAGCGTATACCAACGCTATTGGAGAAACAAACATGGCTGTAATAACATCGTTTGATAATCTATCTATGTACAACTTCGGAGTAATGGTTGTTACAGAAATGAACGAGATGGACAAAGCCTACTTAGAACAAAACATTCAAGTAGCACTTGCTCAAAAAGAAATTGATCTTGAAGACGCTATTGCTATCAGACAAATCAAAGATGTTGAGCAAGCAGAAAGATTATTAGTTGTTCGTCGTAAGAAGCGCATGAAGCAGCAACAACAAATGGCGGCTCAAAATATGCAGATGCAGGCACAGGCAAATGCTGAGTCATCACAAGTTGCTGGTCAGATTGAAATGCAGAAAAAACAAATGGAGGCTCAGATAGAAGCACAGCGCATTCAATTAGAGACACAAGCAAAAGCACAACTCTTAGAACTTGAGTATCAATACAAGATTCAATTAGAAAACATAAAAGGTGAGTACGGTATTGTTGAACAACAAATTGAGAGTGGGGTAAAGCAACAAGAACAAGCAGAATCAGAGAATCGTAAAGACGCTCGTATAGACAAGCAGGCTGCTGCTCAAAGTAAATTAATTGCTCAACGTCAAGGAGAAAGGCCCCCAATGGAAGAAGAAGTAATAACAAACTTAACCCTATCGTAATATGGCTTGCGGATGCTCAAATAGTCCATGTTCATGTCCTAACCCGACAAACTTAAATATGAACAACGCTGCACAGTTAAATATCTGTACGCGTCGTGGAGACACGTTTATCTTAAACTCTGTTGTAGCATCCTCGAATGGTGTGAAGTTAGATCTTACTCTATACTCTTTTAAAATGGAAGTTAGAGAATATGACAATGGACCACTGGTTATAGCCGATACCGATATAAGTGCTACTGGAGATATCAATGGAAATCTCGTGGTAACTATAACAGCGGCTAATATGCAGGTACCAGCAGGTACATATGTATATGGCTTTCAATCAACACTTACATCTGCCGGCACTGTTGAGACTTGGTTCTATGGAACCTTTGAGGTAGTGCAGGACATCGTAACATAAATTTCAGAATAACCCCTAATGGCTGAAGTAGAAATCATAGTAATAGAAGCAGGCGGACTTGTTTTCGATATAACACTTCCTCCTCAAACAACAGCGGTAATAACTCCTGGTAGTGTTACCCAACTTGTTGGTGCTAAAGGAGACAAGGGTCAAAAGGGCCAGAAGGGTGAAATAGGTCTTAAAGGTTCTAAAGGGGAAATAGGCGTTAAGGGCGATACTGGATCAAAAGGAAATACTGGAGAGAAGGGTACTACTGGTGATAAAGGTATACAGGGCGACAAAGGTGAAGTCGGTGCAAAAGGATCAGAAGGTGCTAAAGGTGAGATCGGTGTTAAAGGTGATACTGGAGAAAAAGGTACTACTGGTGACAAAGGTATTTCTGGAGACAAAGGTCAGAAAGGTATAGATGGCACCAAAGGAGAAGAAGGCGCTAAAGGAAATATAGGGGATAAAGGTACTACTGGAGATAAGGGTATTACTGGTGATAAGGGCGAGGCTGGAGATAAAGGCCAAAAGGGTATTGATGGTACCAAGGGCGATACTGGTGATAAAGGTACTGCTGGAGAGAAAGGTGAAAAAGGCATTGATGGTACTAAAGGAGATACAGGAGACAAAGGTACCGCTGGAGAAAAAGGAGAGAAAGGAATTGATGGCACCAAGGGAGATACTGGTGACAAAGGAGAAAAAGGCATTGACGGTACGAAAGGTGCTACTGGTGATAAAGGGGAAAAAGGAATTGACGGCACCAAGGGAGATGCTGGAGACAAGGGTGCTGCTGGAGATAAAGGAGAGAAGGGTATCGATGGTACCAAAGGAACCACGGGAGACAAGGGTACTGCCGGAGATAAAGGAGAAAAAGGAATTGATGGTACCAAGGGTACTACTGGAGATAAAGGGGAAAAAGGTCAAAAAGGACAAGATGGTCTTAAAGGACAAGAAGGTGATAGTTGGACTTCCGCTGTTGGGCCGCCTTCAACTCCTGGGGTTAACATAGGTGATCAGTATTTAGATACGGCCACTGGCGATGTTTATGAGTGGGATGGTGCCCAATGGGTCCCCACCGGAAATATCCAGGGTCCTGCCGGAGGCAAAGGGCAAAAAGGAATTGACGGAACTAAAGGAACTACTGGCGATAAGGGAACTGCTGGTGATAAAGGCGAAGCCGGTTCTAAAGGTGAGAAAGGTATCGACGGGACTAAGGGCGCCACTGGCGATAAAGGTACTACCGGAGACAAAGGAGAGAAAGGTCAAAAAGGAATTGATGGGTTAAAAGGAGAAGAAGGTGATTCATGGACCTCAGCAGTAGGTCCCCCATCTACTCCCGGAGTTAACATAGGTGACCAATACTTGGATACGGCCACCGGCGATGTCTACGAATGGGACGGCGCACAATGGGTGCCTACTGGAAATATTCAGGGTCCGGCTGGAGGTAAAGGCCAGAAGGGTGAAGACGGTACCAAAGGCGCTACTGGCGACAAAGGCGAAGCCGGTTCTAAAGGCGAGAAGGGCATCGATGGTACCAAAGGAAATATAGGAGACAAAGGTACAACTGGTGACAAAGGAGAAAAAGGACAAAAGGGACAAGACGGTCTCAAGGGCCAAGAAGGAGATAGTTGGACATCTGCTGTTGGACCACCAAGCACTCCTGGTACTAATATAGGAGACCAATATCTCGATACAGCGACTGGCGATGTCTACGAATGGGATGGCGCCCAATGGGTACCAACTGGAAACATCCAAGGTCCTTCCGGAGGCAAAGGGCAAAAAGGTCAAGATGGCACTAAAGGAACTACGGGGGACAAAGGTATTTCCGGGGACAAAGGTGAGAAGGGTATCGATGGTACGAAGGGCCAGAAGGGTGAAGACGGAACTAAGGGGACTACCGGAGACAAAGGAGAGAAAGGCCAGAAAGGTATAGATGGCGTCAAGGGTCAAGAAGGTGACTCATGGACATCTGCTGTTGGACCACCGAGTACTCCAGGTGTTAACATAGGCGACCAATACCTGGATACTGCTACAGGTGACGTTTATGAGTGGGATGGTGCACAGTGGGTACCTACTGGGAACATCCAGGGTCCTGCTGGTGGTAAAGGTCAGAAGGGTCAAGACGGAACTAAAGGAACTACTGGAGATAAAGGTATTTCTGGAGATAAAGGTCAGAAAGGTATCGACGGCACCAAAGGTGAGAAAGGTATTGACGGGACTAAAGGAACTACGGGAGACAAAGGAGAGAAGGGCCAAAAGGGACAAGACGGTCTTAAAGGACAAGAGGGTGCTTCATGGACTTCCGCTGTTGGCCCACCGTCTACTCCAGGCGTTAATATAGGTGACCAATACCTTGATACTGCTACAGGCGATGTCTACGAATGGGACGGTGCTCAATGGGTACCAACCGGGAACATCCAAGGTCCTGCTGGCGGTAAGGGCCAGAAGGGTGAAGACGGAACTAAGGGAACTACTGGTGACAAGGGTACTGCCGGAGATAAAGGTGAGAAGGGCATCGATGGTACCAAAGGAGAGAAGGGTATTGACGGTACTAAAGGTACAACTGGCGACAAAGGAGATAAAGGACAAAAGGGACAAGACGGTGTTAAAGGTCAAGAGGGAGACTCTTGGACTTCGGCGGTAGGCCCCCCATCTACTCCCGGAGTTAACATAGGTGATCAATATCTTGATACTGCTACAGGTGACGTTTATGAGTGGGATGGCGCTCAGTGGGTGCCTACTGGAAACATCCAAGGACCAGCGGGAGGCAAAGGTGAGAAGGGTCAGAAGGGCCAAGACGGGGCTTCCGTTAAAGGTCAAAAAGGAGAAGAAGGAGATAAGGGTCAGAAAGGTATAGATGGTACCAAGGGAACTACAGGTGATAAAGGAACTACTGGTGATAAAGGAGAGAAAGGCCAGAAGGGACAAGACGGTGTTAAAGGTCAAGAAGGAGATAGTTGGACTTCGGCGGTAGGCCCCCCATCTACTCCAGGTGTTAACGTAGGTGATCAATATCTCGATACCAATACTGGTGATGTATATGAATGGGATGGTGCTCAGTGGGTACCAACCGGAAACATACAGGGTCCACAAGGAGGTAAAGGACAAAAAGGTGAAGATGGTGCATCGGTAAAAGGTCAAAAGGGAGAAGAGGGTGACAAAGGTACTGCTGGTGATAAAGGCCAGAAAGGTATAGATGGTACCAAAGGCGCTACAGGTGATAAAGGAACAGCGGGGGATAAAGGTGAAAAGGGTCAGAAGGGACAAGATGGTGTTAAAGGACAAGAAGGAGACTCTTGGACTTCCGCTGTTGGACCCCCAAGTACTCCAGGCGTTAATATAGGTGACCAGTATTTAGATACAGCGACTGGTGATGTCTACGAATGGGATGGTGCTCAGTGGGTACCTACCGGTAATATACAGGGACCACAAGGCGGTAAGGGTGAGAAAGGTCAAAAAGGGATTGACGGTGCATCTGTAAAAGGCCAAAAAGGAGAAGAGGGTGACAAAGGTCAAAAAGGGATTGACGGTACTAAAGGTGAGAAGGGTATCGATGGTACCAAAGGAACTACGGGAGATAAGGGCATCACTGGAGATAAGGGTGAGAAAGGACAAAAAGGAATTGATGGTACCAAAGGAGATACAGGAGATAAAGGTACAACTGGTGACAAAGGACAAAAAGGTCAGAAAGGTGAAATAGGTCTTAAAGGACAAGAAGGAGACTCTTGGACATCTGCTGTTGGACCTCCGTCTACTCCGGGTACCAATGTAGGTGATCAATACTTAGATACAGCGACTGGTGACGTATATGAATGGGATGGTACTCAATGGGTTCCAACCGGGAATATTCAGGGACCACAAGGTGGTAAAGGAGAGAAAGGACAAAAGGGTCAAGACGGAGCCAGTGTTAAGGGGCAGAAAGGTGAGGCTGGTGACAAGGGTGCAACAGGTACATCTGTCAAGGGGCAGAAAGGTGAGGCTGGAGACAAAGGCGCACAAGGAGCATCTGTCAAAGGACAAAAAGGTGAGGCTGGAGATAAAGGAACAGCGGGAGATAAAGGACAGAAAGGAGAGGCTGGTACTAAAGGTCAGAAAGGCGAAGCCGGAGACAAGGGTCAGAAAGGACAAAAAGGAGAAATAGGAGTTAAGGGCCAAGAGGGAGACTCTTGGACTTCCGCTGTTGGACCTCCTTCAACCCCTGGTGTTAATGTAGGTGATCAATACCTTGATACTGCTACAGGCGATGTCTATGAGTGGGACGGTGTACAGTGGGTACCTACTGGGAACATCCAAGGACCACAAGGTAGTAAAGGTGAAAAAGGACAGAAGGGTCAAGATGGAGCCTCTGTTAAAGGTCAGAAAGGTGAGGCTGGTGACAAGGGTCAAACAGGTGCTTCAGTTAAAGGCCAGAAGGGAGAGGCTGGAGACAAGGGTGCAACTGGTGCCAGTGTCAAGGGTCAGAAAGGAGAAGCCGGAGACAAGGGTGCAACAGGTACAGCGGTTAAGGGTCAAAAGGGTGAGGCTGGAACCAAAGGCCAGAAAGGTCAAGATGGTGCATCGGTAAAAGGACAAAAAGGAGAAGCAGGAGATAAAGGTGCACAGGGTGCTTCGGTCAAAGGTCAGAAGGGAGAAGCAGGAGATAAAGGTGCACAGGGTGCTTCGGTCAAAGGACAAAAGGGTGAGGCTGGAACAAAAGGTCAAAAAGGACTTGAAGGTGATTCATGGACCTCAGCAGTAGGCCCACCATCTACTCCTGGTGTTAACATAGGCGACCAGTACTTGGATACGGCCACTGGAGACATATATGAATGGGATGGTGTTCAATGGGTACCAACTGGTAATATATTGGGGCCTCAAGGCAGTAAAGGACAGAAGGGTCAAGATGGCGCATCCGTAAAAGGACAGAAAGGAGAAGCGGGTACCAAGGGTCAGAAAGGACAAGACGGTGCCTCTGTTAAAGGACAGAAGGGAGAAGCAGGTGCTTCTGTTAAAGGACAGAAGGGCGAGGCCGGAGCAAGCGTTAAAGGACAGAAAGGCGAGGCTGGTACTAAAGGCGCTACCGGTACCGCAACTAAAGGTCAGAAGGGTGAGGCCGGTACTAAAGGTGCAACAGGTACTGCCACTAAGGGGCAGAAAGGTGAGGCCGGTACTAAAGGTGCAACCGGTACTGCTACTAAAGGACAAAAAGGAGAAGCCGGAGATAAAGGCGCTGCTGGAGCATCTGTCAAGGGACAGAAGGGAGAGGCAGGTGCCAAAGGCCAAAAGGGAGAAGAAGGAGATAACTGGACCTCAGCAGCAGGACCGCCGAGTACTCCAGGTGTTAACGTAGGTGATCAGTACTTGGATGCTTCCACTGGAGACATCTATGAGTGGGACGGTGTTCAATGGGTGCCAACAGGAAACATCCAAGGACCACAAGGCGGTAAAGGACAGAAGGGTGCTGCGGGTGCTGCTACTAAAGGTCAGAAGGGCGAAGCGGGTTCTAAGGGTGCTGCTGGAGACAAAGGTGCACAGGGTGCAAGTGTCAAGGGACAGAAAGGCGCTGCTGGTGCTTCAGTCAAAGGACAGAAAGGTGAGGCCGGTACTAAAGGTGCAACTGGTACCGCTACTAAAGGTCAGAAGGGTGAAGCGGGTACCAAGGGTGCAACTGGTACTGCGACTAAAGGACAGAAAGGAGAAGCGGGTACTAAGGGTGCAACCGGTACTGCGACTAAAGGACAGAAAGGTGAGGCCGGAACTAAGGGCGCTACTGGTGCTGCCACTAAGGGTCAGAAGGGCGCTGCTGGAGCCAGTGTCAAAGGACAGAAAGGTGAGGCTGGTACTAAAGGACAGAAGGGTGAAGAAGGAGATAACTGGACTTCCGCTGTTGGCCCACCGTCTGGTACTGGTACTAATGTTGGTGATCAGTACTTAGATACTGCCACTGGTGATATCTATGAGTGGGATGGTGTTCAATGGGTACCAACTGGTAATATACAGGGGCCTGCGGGATCCAGTGTCAAAGGTCAGAAGGGTGCTGCTGGTGCTTCAGTTAAGGGGCAGAAAGGTGAGCAAGGTGTTTCAGTCAAAGGACAGAAAGGTGAGCAAGGTGTTTCAGTCAAAGGACAGAAAGGTGAGGCAGGTGCTTCAGTCAAGGGTCAAAAAGGTGAGGCTGGTGCGTCCGTTAAAGGACAGAAAGGTGAGCAAGGTGTTTCAGTCAAAGGACAGAAGGGTGAGACCGGTACAGGATTAGATGGTAGTAAAGGCCAAAAGGGTCAGACAGGAACAGCAGGAACACCTGGTACTGGTTTTACTCCTATGATTGGCGGAATTGACTCCAGTCAAACATTTACTGCGGCTCAAACTCGTTGTAATATAAACAGAACTTTAGGTGGTGGTCAAGCGGGTACAAACGTAGATATTAGTTCTAATCAAATTACTATATCAGCAACTGGTACATATCTGTGTACTTACTCTGTGACACTAAAGTCTAATTACAATAACCGTTCATGTGTAGGTTTCTACTTAAAGCAAGTGACAGGGGGTAGCACAAACCCAATAGGTTCAGCGGCAATTCAATACTTCCGTCATAATACTTATGGAGACTTTAGCACTCTTAGCGCATGTTTTATATTCCAAGCGAGTGCATCATCTGCATATGAGTTGACTACATCCAATGCTCTTGATGGTCTTTGGAATCACTCAACGCAATCTGCAAGTGTATATAGAGGTATAATGGTTCAAAGATTAACATAATATGGCGGTTCAAGAAAGTTTCTACATACAAAACGCAGACAATACAGCGGATTTAAAAACCGATGGAACATGGGAAAGAACTGATGACAACTTTGATGAGTTCCGTTCATTCTCGACAAAGGCAGAAGCGCTTACATACATAGATAATATACCCGACGGGGCGTATGTGATATACAGTAGAATTGTAAAGACCAGTTAGATAATGTATCTTTAGTGATGCAATAGTTAATTTAATTGTATCAACAAATGGTCATTGTATTCCACGCAGGATATTATGCAAGTGCTTGGAACCCCTATTATAACTCTGAAGGAATAGGAGGAACAGAGCAATGTATAATGGGTTTATCAAGGTCGCTTGCTTTACAAGGCCATAGTGTTTTCGTAGTAGGTCAAGTCAAACCTGTTTCTGACAAATACCCAAACAGCGGATCCCTTAATTATGTAGATCTAAAAAACATAAGTGAGATCCCAGAGATAGATATCCTTATCGGCGTATCATATATACACTACTTAAAATACTATAATCTAAAGCCACAGACTAAGAAGATATTCTGGTTACACAATGAACATCCCCACTACTGGTATAAGGGCCAGCGTATGTCTGATGTAGATATAAAAGATGTTTATCTAAACACAGACACAATTGTTTGCCTTACCAATTGGCATAAAGAATACTTTATTAGGAATGAAGCGCCTGCTTATTTTTCAGAAGATAAAGTAAAAGTAATTGGTAACGGCCTTGACACATCGCTGTTTGAACCTGTCACCATTAAGAAGAAAGATTCTTATATATACACATCGCATCCCGAACGAGGACTCGATGCAGTAATTAGTGATATTGAAAAAGGATACCTTGATGGTACTCTCGATATATGTACACCTGGTTATGGTTTGGAGTACTACAATCAAAACTTTTCTGATCGTGTATCTAAATTAGAAGGCGTTACTTTTCATGGTAGCCTTTCAAATAAAGAGTTGTATAAACTAATGTCTAAGTGTGAGAGTTGGTATTACCCTACTACATACAATGAAACTTATTGCTTAACAGCGATCGAGATGTTGGGACATCATGTAAGACCTTTGGTAAACCCTATTGCTGGTCTTAAAGAAACTTTAAATAAGTTTAGCAAGCATATAACAGATTGGTCTAAGGTTGATGAATATGTTAAGTCTCGTGACTGGAAGTTAGTAGCAAAAGAATGGGAAATTTTATTTAATGAAAAAGAAAGCGTTATGATTCAAAAAGTCTATGTAATATCCATGGATACCTCTGACAAAAAGTTAAAAGAGTATAAAGGAAGACTAAGGGAAGCAGGCATTGATTGTGACGTAGTTATAGTACCAGGTGTAGATGCGAGATCTTTTGAAGATTATAAATGGTCTCCACACGATTCATGGGCTATGGACAGTGATAATAAATGGTGGAACCAACCAGTAACAGTTGGTGAAATGGGTTGTGGTTTAGCGCATTTAAATACCTGGAAAAAAATAGTACAGGATCAAACAGAGGTTGCTTTAATATGTGAGGAAGACTTCTTCTTTAAAGGTAAAATAGATTACTCAATCATTCCAGATCCAAGCACATGGGATATGCTTTACTTAGGGCGCAGAGCAATGGCTCCAGATAGAGAGGATTACGGAGATATTGTAGTTCCTGGATACTCTTATAACTTACATGCTTATATGGTTACTCAAGCCGGTGCATTATCTTTTACTCAGCATAACTTTCAGGAGTATATAACAGCGGCAGATGAATTTGTGCCTGCTACTTATTGTGTTCATCCACGAGGTGATTGGGATTGGGTAACCAGAGACACTCGTGCGCTTGCATTAAAAGAAGACATTGCTTTCCAATCATCTAACGATAACACAAGCAGGACTCAGTCTACTGTTCACGAACACATTTTTAAATCGGGTAAATGGCCTGAATGGATATCTAAGTGGATTCACCCCGCTGCAAAGACAAAGGCTTGGGACATGATATTTGAAGAGCCTATACAAGATGTAATATCTTTCCCGCTGTTTACTGAGGAGTTTTGTGAGTTGCTTATAGATGAAGCAGAGCAGAAGGCTTTATGGCAAACTAAAAGACATGAATTTTATCCAACAGTAGATACATTAATTTCTTCATTTGGATACGATGAAATATACAAGCGTGTTCTGAAAGAGTTTGTTTTCCCTGCCGCGATAAGCAGATGGCATCTTCATGGTAAAGCCTGGGCGGAAATGGATAGTGAGAACTTTATGATTAAGTATACTACAGACACACAGGGTCACTTAGACTTGCATCATGACAATGCTATTATTAGTTCGGTGCTAACTTTAAACAAAGACTATACAGGGGGCGGTACATATTTTTATAATCAAAAACAAACACATGTGGGAGATGTAGGACACATTGCTATTCATCCTGGCCAGGTTACCCACAGGCATGGCGGCAGGCCAGTACACAGTGGCAAGAGATACATACTTGTTTCATTTTGCAATAAACAAAAATAATGGTATATCATAACCATAAATTAATTTTTATAGCAGTGCCAAAGTGTATGACAACTTCAATACACAGGGAGTTGAGGACTGAAGAACAAAGAGATAAAGGACACGGTCATAGGCATTACACATTCTTTGATCTAACAGAGGAATACAGTAACAAAATGCTTTCTGAATATACTTCTTTTAGTATTGTACGTAACCCATACGATCGAATATGGTCCGCTTGGAAACATAATTTTTTAAGATCTCAAACTATAGAGGAGCCAAACATGATTGAACGGTTTCGAGATTATATAAAAACA